GTTCTTTAATTAGTTTCATTTTAGCTTCCTACAACTGATTGATTGTCGTAAATACCATAAGCTGCAGTTTCTACTTTAGTTGACCAACCTGCAATTTTTCTTAATACAATATAACCTGTAGCAGCTGCACCAGTAATAGTGATTGTTATATCATGTGTATTATTAACTCCATCACTAATACCTGCAAATGCAGTGTAATCTAACATTGGGCAATGTTCAGCGGCAGCATTAATAACTGCAACACTGTTTCTTGTAACAGTAACATTAGATGTTAATAAACCAGAAGCAGCAAATTTAACAATGTTTACTACTGGAGCATCTGAATTACGTGCTTGTGTACCCGCAGTTAAGTTAGCAATAGTAATAGCACCTGTATCAGTAGCGCCACCTTGAAACTTAATAATAGTTTCTTGGTTTGTATTTTTAATAGTTGTATATGTCATTGCAGCCATTTATTATTCTCCGAGTTGCTTGAGCACATTGATAAAGTTTTCTTTACTTTCTCTCATATGCTCAATAATTTCTTGTTGATTATCCAATAAGTTATTTAGTTGTTCTTGGGTATCTTCATTAATAGCAATAATACTACCGTCTGCTAATTTATAATCAATCTTACCCTCAATTAGTTTATCTAATTTGTTTAAGCTTCTAATTTCCTGTACAACAGGATCTATAGTAAAAAGTTTAGAGGAAGCAAGTTCTATGTATGACTCTATTAAAGTATCTGTAACTTTTATATCGTGATGTTCTTTAATAATATTCGCTATTTTATTTTCTGATATCTGATCGTATAGCTCTGTCTTTATTTGCTCTTCTATGTTTTTAGTATAGTATTTTTGTCTTAAGTATTGTCTTGCTTCCTCTAAATCTTGAAACGCAGTCTTATTTTTATCAATTAAAACAGTACCATTAACTGTCTTTTCAATAAGATGCCCGTTACTGTGTGCTTGTTCAACAATTTGAGCACCTGTAATATCTTGAGTTAATTTTTTATTAAACTGTCCGAAGTACATTAGGTTATACTTTTGTTGTATCCTGGTTTCATGGCATCCATTGCGCAGCACTCGTTACATTTGCAATTTTTACCATGTTTCTTATCATCAGCAATATTCATTTTTTGACCTGATGCAGAAGGTTCAGAAGGTAAACGAGCTGGGCCTGCACCAGAAGGATTTAATGCATCATTTTCTTTGCAATTAACCTTTTTAGCTGCTTCAATTAATGAAACATCAAAACCTAAACTGTGTGCATCTAATTTTGACATTAAGCGCCTTCTACTTCTGCTTCAACTTCTTGGCTTAAAACAGTTTCATCTTCTGTTGATAGTTCAACTTCTGAATTATCTTCTTGAGTTTCTTCTGGTTGTTCTACTTCAAACATATTTTGTGCTACAGATACTCTCATATCTTCTAATTTAGAAGAGATACGAGTTGCCATCTCAGCATTAAATGCTGCATCAATTGCTGTTGCGTCGCCCGAATCGATAGCTGAAATTAAATTTTGTACACCTTGCGTCATAATTAAAATCCTCCGTTTGGTTGCCCATTACCTTGATCTGGTCCGGCACCTGGTTGTTGTGGTTGCATTGCAGCTAATAACTCCTGCTCTTGCTTTATCTCTTTATCAATCTGATCAATTTCTTCGTCAGATTGTTTTAAGACAAATCGTTTAACATACTCCATACTATAGTATTGACCAATGTATGGTTGTATTCTATTTAACACATCAATCCTATTATTAAGGATCTCAGTTTCTTTCAACTCAGCAAAATGATTATCTTCTTGAAAGTCAAATCGTATATCATGTACAATTTGATCCCATTCATCTGGTCTAATAATACCTTTTGCAATTAACTGAACTCTAAGAGCTTCAGAAAATAACATTGAGAACTTACGTCTAACACGTTCAATAAACTTATTAAACTTAATCTCATCTCTAGAAATCTCGTTACTTCTACCTAAACTAAAACCTTGATCAGCTTTTAATCTCGATACAGGTACATTTAAGCACTGATATAACTTAGTTTGGAAATATTGAATGTCTTCGATCTGACCTAAATTCTGACCGCCTTGAAGTGTAGTGATTTCAGTACCTTTACCACCTTCTCTTCTTGGCATCCAAAAATCTTCCATCATAGAAAGATGTTTGCGATCATCTCTTACTTCGCCAGTTGCAGCATCGTAGACAACTTTATTTCGATACTTATTCATAATATCATTGACATATTGCTCAGCTTTGAGCTTAGGTAAATTACCCACATCAATATAGAAAATTCTACGTTCAGGAGCTCTTGAAACGCGATAGATAACTAACGCATCTTCAATCATCTTCAACTGATTTACTGGTTTGATTGCTTTATGTAAGTAACCTAACATTGAGTTAGAGTTCTGATCAATTAAACCAGAAGGACAGTAAATAACTGAGTCTGTACTAAGTTTTACGCCTTGACTTGTATTCTCGTTGATACCTTTATCGTTGTAGATATAGAATTCTTCTATAGCTTTTACAACTTCGATACCTTTATCATTCTTACCTTTTTTAATATTCTTGATCTTACGAATCTTGCGTGGATCTATATATCGTAATTCTTGAATACCATTTTTAAGGTTTGCTTCATCTAATAGAATATGGTAATATAATCTTCCATCCACATACCATGAACGAAAAATATCATGACCTCTATTACCAAATTTATATAGCTTAAGGATATTATCAAATTCTTCAGCAATTAATTTCTTAATAGATGTAGAAAGTTTAACATCGTCTAAAACAACTTCAACTGGTTTCTCATCAGAATTAGCTACAATAGCTTCATTGACAATATCTTCAACTGCACTATCACAATCTCCGTATTGAGAAACTTCTCTATAACGTCTAATTAAATCATTTTCATTCTTAATAACACCTTCAAGGTCGACGGTCATGCCATAATAGGCAGCTGCCGCACCAAGAGTTGATATTAGTGTAGAACCATCATCAGAAGAGGGAGCAACTACTTCGCTCCCTGATCTCTTAAGTTCTTTTTTCTTTATCTCAAACCCGAAAATTTCCATTATAAACCTCTCATATTATAATTTATTACCACCACCAGATTAAACTGGTAATGGGAATGTACCTATTGGTGTATTAACTGAAGCATTAACGCCAAACGCGCTAGCACCTGTAGTAGTATTACTTGTCCAATAGTTGTAAGTAAACTCAACATCAAATATTTCGATTTGGTTGTTTGAATCGTAATCAACAGTGATAGCACCAATCGTTGTAGGATACGCATCATGGAACTTGTAAGTTTTTACAGTAGCTCCATTACGATCCAATTGATTTACCAATAAGTCAACTTGGTAATCACGCGGGTTAGTACGACCATTTGTTTGAGCATTATTCATAACACCATCAGACCATGTTTCCATTGCATTTCTAATACTAAATGTTGTATCATTGTAAACAGAAATTGTCCATGGAGCAAAAGATCTTTCGCCTGCAAAGTTAACTTGACGTCCACGATATAGGATCTGCATGTTTTCAACTGTAGAAGCCGGCAATTGAGCTGACTTACAGAGAAATTGTGCATTTAAACCTACAACTGCGCCAATACCAACAAATGAAGGGAATGTTAAGTCAACGCGGAACTGATTAGGGCGTGCGCCGCCACCAATCAGTTGTGCTTTAAAATCGCTAATGTTTGCCATATTTTATCCTTTTTAATCCTCTTTATTATTTATATGTTACGCGCCAATTTCACTAAAGTTAACTGCTGTTCTTGCTGCAACAAAGTTAAGTGTAATGAAGTTAATTGAGCGAGCTGGTTTAATAAAGATATCGGCAACAAACTCATTGCGGTCGATAACTTCGCCTGTATTGTTTGTGTCATCGCATTTAACACGGAAGTCTGTAACGCCGCGACGGCCTTGAACATCTCTTAAGAATGGTTCTACTAAGTTCTTAAATTGAGCTCTTGTGAATGAATCATTAAACTCAAATAATTGATACTTAGCTGCAATTGCAATTGCTTTCTCAAGAACGATAAACAATCTGCGTACGTTAATACGATCAAATGCACTTGGTTTAGATAAAAGAGTTTTATCACCGAATAAAACAGTGCCTTCACCAGGGAAGTTAACTACTGGATTAACACCTGCTTTGTAAAGGTTATCTCTTTCAGTTTTACCTGGATTAACAGCAAGTCTAACAACATTCTTAACTTGACCGCGATTTAAACCGCCTGGTGAATACCATGGATCATTTGTGTAATCTGTACGAGCACAAAGACCAGCAATGTCACCATTTAATGGAATGAATCTGTATTTGTCATTATAACGGTCATATTGATATTTGTAACCAGTATCGATAGCAGCATAAGAAGTACTTGGTAAAAGATTTCTATATGTTGTAATAGCTG